ACGACCTATATCAAGTAATGGTACAGACCAGTAACGCTGGTACTAAAACTATAACTATTGCACCCGATAGCACTTTGACAGCTGCAGAGGTAGGCAGCGCAATTACTTTTATTAACACTGGTGCAGGTCTGCTAACTTTTGCAGCTGCTAGCGGCGTAACGATTACCTCAGCTGGTGCAGTATCAGCCGCCCCTACTTTGGCTACGCATAAGGTAGCCCAATGCGTGCGAGTAGCTGCTAACACTTGGCGTATTTTTGGGGCTATAGCCTAATGATTGGCGCAATAGCCGCAGGTGCAATAGCCGTACCTGTCCCACCTTTAAGTTCAGTAGAATATCTCGTGATTGCTGGCGGAGGCGCAGGGGGTAATAACGCTGCACAAAGTGGCGGTGGCGGTGCAGGCGGTTATAGAACAGACTCAGCCTTTGGAGTAAGTACGGGAGTAGCCTATACCGTAACAATCGGGGCGGGTGGTACGACAAACGCAAACGGCGGTAATAGCGTATTTTCAAGCATTACCAGCACCGGCGGTGGTAGAGGTGGCAATTACGGCAACCCTACGGGCGAAGCAGGACAAGCAGGTGGCTCTGGCGGCGGCGGCGGTGGTGGTCAAGGCGGCGGCGGCGGTGCTGGCGGCGCGGCTTCACCGTCGGGTCAAGGTAACGCAGGCGGCAATGGTTCAAATCAAGGTGGTTCAACAGCCGCTTATTGGTCAACTGGTGGTGGCGGTGGTGCAGGTGCGGCTGGAACGGCGGCGGTAGAGGCGGTTAGTGCCGGGCCTGGCGGAAATGGTTTAAGCAGTTCCATTAATGGAACGGCAACTACCAGAGCCGGTGGTGGCGGTGGTGGTACTTACGGCACGAACGCAGGTGCTAATGGTGGAACTGGTGGCGGTGGAAAAGGTGGCTCAGGTAATAACGGCGGTTCACCAACAAACCCAATATCTGGAACGATTAACACAGGTTCAGGCGGCGGCGGTTGTGGCGGCGCACCTACGGCAGCATTAGGCGGTTCTGGAATTGTTATTATTGCTTATCCCGATACTTTTGCAGCAGCAACTCTTACAAACTTAACTTACACAGAGCCAACGCGCTCAGGCTATCGAGTTTATCAAATTACAGCCTCATCATCTGGCACTATTACGTTTAACGCATAGGGGATAAAATGGCTCATCACGCAAAAATAGAAAACGGGATAGTTACCTCAGTAATTGTTACTATGGACTCAGACGAGGATACTTTTGCAGATCGTATGTTGAAAGAAACCGGCGAACAATGGGTGCGCACCAGTTACAACGGGCGAATACGCTACAACTACGCAGGCATTGGCTATTCCTATGACCCGATAGCAGACGCTTTTATAGCCCCTATGCCTGAGTGTGGACACTCTGACTTAATCTTAAATACTACTAATTACAAATGGGAGTGCAGTAATGCCGACCACGACATTAAAATCTAGTAACGGTTGGCCTGCCAGTAAGGACCCTGCAGAAATTGGCATTAAATCTTTTAAAGTACCTGGCACTGATCTTAAAATACGGTGTGCTGAAAAGGTGGCGCCGCTTCTTATTGGCTTGGCGGCGGAGTTCCACGAAACGATAGAGCCGATAGATAAAGGCACGTTAGACGATTGGGGCTATGCGTTCCGTATGATAAGAGGCAGCACTGACAGCTTAAGTAATCACAGTAGCGGCACAGCTATAGACCTAAACGCGACTAAACACCCTTTAGGCAAGGAAAATACTTTTAGTCCTGAGGACGCTGCTAAGTGCATAGCACTAGCTAAGAAATACGGGTGTAAATGGGGCGGTACTTACCGTAACCGTAAGGACGATATGCACTTTGAAATAGCTTTAAACCCTAAACAAACAAAAGAGCTTATAGCTAAGCTCGGATTGGTTAAAGATGAATAGACACAGCCTAAAAGTAGCTCAACAAATCGGCGGCAGCTGGTTACGTAGCTTTGTAGCTGCAACGGTCGCCTGTTATATGTCTGGCATTACCGACCCTAGCCTTTTGCTTAAAGCAGGATTAGCAGCTGTGCTACCTGTTGCCTATCGTTACCTAAACCCTAAAGACCCTCTAGGTCGGTAGTGCGCTTATGGCTTATAGGGCTAGGCCTAAGCGTTTTACTAACGGGGTGCGGCTATGACGGCTGGACAAGATACCCCTGCCAAGAGTACAAAAACTGGAAGCTCAAGGAGTGCCAACCCCCAGCCTGCATACCTACGGGAGTTTGTACTAAAGACCTTGTTAAGCAGTCGTACGACGGATAAGCCCGCACGCAGATTATCCCCTGAGGATATACACGCGCGGCTTATCTTAATTATTGGGGCTTCACTAGCTGCCTGCTTTGTGCTGGTTACTTTAGGTATTACTTATGCGCTGATCTTTGTAACTCAGCCATTAAATGCCCAGGCCCCTAATGACGCTGCCTTTATAGACCTGCTTAAAACCCTGGCTATTTTCCTCACTGGCTCACTCGGTGGAGTACTGGCAGGCAACGGCCTTAAGTCTAAACCTAAGCCCGACACGCCGCCTAAACCCTAATTCTGGGCAGGTGTGCGTATAATTAAAAATCCGGACTAGAAAGGACTAGAAAAAATGGCAAGTAATTTAGCGTTTATATTTATGTCTTTAATTTATATCGGCTTAACCTTTATGGCAGCTGTATTAGCGTGGTCTAGAGGCTTTAACGCTGGACGCTCAGAAGGTTACGAGCGTGGCAGGGCAGTAGCTAGGCATATCTCTAACGGCGTGCTAAATGATTTATAAAAACTTATTAGTTAAAATTAAAACAGCCAATTTAACAGGTTATGACATTAAGATTATGCACGCTTTACAAACCGTTGTTAAATTGCATAAACCTACACGAAACGGCAATTATTGTTTTAGTTGCGACAATGCTTATCCCTGCAAAACTATACAAGTAATTAAAAAAACTTTAGTTATAGGTTTAGACAATGATAACTAAATCTGAGCCTGGTATCTGGTGCTGTTACTGCAAAACACAATGGGGCCGAGTTAAGAACGTCTGGCACGACCGGGCTATGACTGAGGCCAGCATTACTATCACCAGCGTTAACCCTAAAAGTCATGGGCAAAAACGGCACTACTGCCAGGCTCACGCGTTAGAGGTAACGACCTTTACAAATACGACTACGCACGAAGCTTATCGGTGGTCGTTGCAAGATCAAGTAAAAGCAGTAGCCCCAATACAATTAGAAATGGACGGTCAAGTAAATGGCTAATAACGTAGATACTAAATTACAGGCTAACTTTAAAATGGCTAACGGGGACTTAATCAACGTATACGCCGTAGATCAGGCAGACTTTGAGGCTCAGTTAACAGCTGTGCAGGATACGGTAGAGCTAATTAAGTCAGTTAGTAATAGCCTTATGGGCAGATCGTCTGCACCAGCTGCACCGGTGGACCCCTGGACAATTAAGGACGCTGTAGGCACTGTCGCAGACACTCTAGGCGGTGAGGCTGTCCCTAGCTGTAAGCATGGCTATATGGAGTTTAAAACTGGCATATCTAAAGCCGGTAAGCCTTACAAATGTTGGTCATGCCCTAGCAAAGACCGTAAAGACCAATGCCCTCCTACCTGGGTGAACTAATGGGTGCTATGGAGATTATCTACCCTGGCAATATGTCATTAAAGGTAGATAGAAACGGCAACGCAACAATAGACGAAACGGACATATGCGACGGCTGCAACAAACAAACGAGTAAAGCCGGTGGCATTATGGCGTTAGAGATGTCGGTATGGCTATGCGCTGATTGTAGGCCCAGATGAGTATAGAAATACTGCTTAATGAGCGTGAGGTAAACCTAGCCTTGCAAGCTGCTATGACTCGCATGGGTAATGCAAGTAAAGCAGGATATAAGCATAAGTACGCCAGCGATCACCTGCAGCCGGATTACGTGTTAAGGCTAAACTGGTTAGGTGCGTGCGCTGAAATTGCAGCTGCTAAATGGCTTAAAGTGCCGGACTTTGTCCCTAGCGTGGATAGCTATAAAGAGGACCCAGACATAGCCCCAGACTGGGAGGTAAAGCACACAGAGATAAACACTGGCCACTTGATAATCCAAGAAAACGATAGGGACAGTGATCGGGTTATCTTGGTTACTGGCTCTAACCCGTTTGTAATTCAGGGCTGGCTACCGGTTAGTTACTGCAAGGACGATCTCTACCTTAAAACTACCAGCCGTAACACTGCTTACTGGGTGCCTCAAACAGAGCTAGTAAAAGTCTATGAGCCAGTCCCGTAAACACCGGGGCTATAGATCACAAAAGGTAGTAGCCCAATACTTAGCAGCTAATGGCTTCACCTATGCCGAGTCAACAGGTGCAGGCAGGCAAGGTAGCGATATAACCGGCACTGTAGGTATTGACTGGGAGGTCAAGGCTAGGGCTGGCTTTAGCCCTGGTGCCACGCTAAAGCAATTAAAAGATAGAGGCAGTGAGTTAGACCTAAAGGTGGCCATACTACGCCTTAACGGGCAAGGTGAGGCTTCTATAGGGGATTGGGTAGCGTTGCTATCCTTTGAACAGTTAGTAGCTCTATTAAGGGAGGCTGGCTATGGTGATAAGTGAAGCTGATATCAGGCGTTGCTTAGGCTGTGGAGTGTGGCTGTTTGGCTATGCGACACGCCGATATTGTGGGGTTTGCATAAATGAGTAAACGTATGAGTATAATTAATATATATATTATATTACCTATAATAATATTATTAAGTAATAGTAATAATTGGGATAAAACACTAAAAGAATTAACAACCGGTAGTTATGAATATAAAGCTTGTAAGTTAATTATATATAAAGAATCTAGCTATAATCCTAAGGCTGTTAATGGTAGTCATTACGGATTACCTCAAGGTAGAACTAAGTACTTAAAAACTGCTACTCCTCAACAGCAAATAGTATGGTTTACTAAGTATGTATACAGCCGGTACGGCACGTGCCAGGCTGCTCTTGCGTTTCACCTTAAGAACGGTTACTACTAATGGCTGGGCTTAGAACCGCTGAGTGGCGCAAGCTACGGGTAGAGATACTGAGGCGGGACCAAAACACTTGTTACTTGTGCGGAACGCCAGAAGCTAATGAGGTAGACCATATACGCCCGCGATCTAAGGGCGGTGCAGAGTATGACCCTGAAAACCTGGCTGCTATCTGTAGGCGTTGCAACCTGCTCAAAGGCGACAAACTAGGACATAAAGGCGTTTTTTTAGCACAACAAACGACCCCCCCCGATCTTGTAAACACCAATTTACCCGAGATTGTCCCGATAAGTCCGAATTTTAATACCAGTCCAGACCAGTACGAACCGGACATAACCGACAGTCCAAAGACAAATGTTTATCCTTTGGGAGGC